TAGCGCACGACGCCGCGATGCTTGTGCAGGATGACGTTGTTGTGCATACCCGAGCCGCCCTTGACGATCGGCGAGGACTTGGCGCCATCAGAAGCCGCCAGCGCCTTCTGGATGTCGAGCCAGCCGCCAGTGGAAGCGTCGACACGGAGGTCGTACTCACACCACGGGTGCATGACCAGGACGAAATGCTCTTCGCCGTCGATCATCACCGGCTGAATGGCCGGAATGCCGGAGGTGCCGCCGCCCAGGGTTTCGGCGCGGGCAATAGCACGGTCAATCAGCTTGAGCGTGATCTTGTCGTTGGCGTCGAGGTTGGACTTCAGCGTGGCATCGCCACCGTACAGGACGTGCGACGTATCCGGCGCAACGAACGAGTTACCGGCGTAGCCGGTGAAACCGACATCTTCAATGTAGTCGGTCTGGACACCGCGGGCGCCCGACAGGTACATGAAAATGGTTTCATCGAACAGGCGCGACCACCAATCCGACTGGCGAACGCGGGCGACCTTGCGCATGTCGTGAACGGTACGCTTGGCCGTCATCTTGCCGCCGGTATTCACGCCGCCGCGCATTTGGTCGATGTAGAGGTTGTCCGTGTAGAACTTCAGGTCTTCCTCTTTGCCGCGCAGGATGTTGTCACCCTGAATCGGCTTCATCTTCAACTGCATCACCAGGTCATAGCTGATCTGGTCGCCGGCATCGCTTTCCAGGTGCGGAAGGGTTTGCAGCGGGGTTTGGGCTTCTTGACCCTCGCCCATGAACTTCTTGTTGAAGTAGGACTTCCGGCCGACATCGACTGCCAGGAACGCGGAATACTTTTTGACGGCTTTGGGATCGCCGACACCCACGATAGTACGAGACATAAGAATTCTCCTTGGTTAATGCCTCTTGAGCCAAGGCGCACTTCTTACGCGCCGAACATTCGGGGCTTCACCCGATGGCTGCTTTATAACAAGCCAGCCAGCATTTCTTGCCGATCAGGCCGGCGCAGCGATCAACTCAGGGAACTTGCGCTCCTTCTCAGGAGGCTGGATGCGCACCGATTCATCGGCATCCACCTTGAGCTTGACTCGCTGGCCGGTCTTTTCGAGTACGGTTATGACGATCAACCCGCCGTTGAACTTGAGCGTTTCGCCAACGCGCAGGTTGATATTCATCGACATGGTTTAGGCGGCTCCCGCCAACTTGCTGCGCAGTTCGTAGCCCATCAGCGGCCAAATCTTCTGCACCGCGTTTTGCCTGGCGACCTTGCGGCCGATGTCGGCGTCGAAGTTTTCAGGGCTGGCGCAGGCGCTTTCGCCGGTAACGGTGAAACCATTGCGAAGGATCAAAACGCAGAAGGTAAGAAGGAACAGCGGCGAGCCAGGCTCCGGGTGCAGCGTTCCATCAAGCTGACCAAACATACCTTGCGCGGCAGTGAAGTAGTGTTCGCTGACGATGTTCGCCTCGATGTCATCCGGCGTCACGCGCGGCGCAGTCTTGCCGGCCGCGCGGATCTCCATTTCGAGCAGGGCGTCGGTACTCATGCGGCGCTCCGCAGGTAACGCGCCTCCTGCTCCGGACTCATCTTCGCCAGGGCGCGCTCAAGCGCCATGCCATCGAGCTTGTCCAGGTAGGCAAACTCACCGCCGCCAGTCTCGGACAGATCCGCGGCCGGCAGGCTGGAAAGCGTCTTCGGCACGGCCGACAGGTTCGGCGCCTTGGGTTGCTGCTTGCCCTTGGCAACAGCCGGCGTGTTGAAGCGTTCGCGCACCTGGCGATCGGCTTCTTCGAGGAACCAGGCCAGCGGCTTGCCGGCGTTCTTGAAGCGTTCGCGCACCTGGCGATCGGCTTCTTCGAGGAACCAGGCCAGCGGCTTGCCGGCGTTCTTGGTGTCGGCGTCGAGCTTGCGGATCGAAGCGGCCAGCGCCGAGCGCAGGATGTCATCCTTATAGACCGCAGACGATTCCTGGGCAAAGAAACGCTCCTGTTCCCACGTCCAGCGTTGATCGCGGGTAGATTCGTTCTGCTTTTTGGCGAAATCAGCCTGGGCATTGGTGATCTTGATCGCCGTGATTTCCTCGTCCAGCTTGGATTTCTCGGCCATGAAGGTCGGCAGATCAATGTCACCGTCGCTGAACTGCTGCGCCAGGCTGGCGGACTGGTCTTTCAGTTCGGCCAGGCGGTCGGCGGCGCCTTCGACTTCGGGCGCCACGAACTCGGGGCGGAATTCCTGGGCTACCGGCGCAACATCGTCGGCCGCGCCGGCATCGTCGGCGGCATCGGCAGCGCCAGTGGTGTCATCAGCAGCAGCGCCAGTGTCATCGCCTTCGCTATCTTCCGCGTCATCTTCGGCGGAATCATCAGCGCCCGCGATCTTCTCCAGGATCTCGGCTTCATCTTCGTCACCCTCGATGGCGGCGCGCTCTTCGTCGGACAAACGAGACAGTTCTTCCTCGTTGAATTCCATTTTCAATTACTCCTTCGGTTGGTTAGTCGTCTTTGCCTTCGGCCGCGACCGCGGCCATGTCCAGCATTCGTTTCTTCGCCAGGGCTTGCACCTTGGCAAGTCGCTTCGGGTCTTTCTCGATCTTTTCGCACTCGATGAGCGTTTCCAGATCGCGCTCAACTTGCCAATCTGATTCGGCTGCTACCGTTACTCGGGCCATGTCGCTTACTCCTGTGGTTGTTGCAGCACACCATCGGCGCGCTGCGTTTCAATACCGGCCATCTCGCCCACACCCGGCGTTGCCGGCATCATCGGGTTTGTGTTGCCGGGGAAAGCCATTTGCTGCGGCTGCGCGGGCGGCGTCGGGAAGTTAGGATCGACACCGGCCGGGTTGGGATCCTGGTAGCCGGCGCCCTTCATCACCTCGTCGGCGATCGGGGCAACCGCCGGCATGGTCGCAATCACCTGGCCGGCCTGCATTGCGGCATAGCTCGACTCGACACCCTTCTTCACGCTACCAGCGCGCAAGTCGTCGGTCTTGGCTTTCAGGTTCTCAAGCTCGGCACGGGCGCGGTCGGTTTCAAGCTGCGCCGCTTCTGCCTGCTTCGCTTCCTGCTCGGCCTGGGCCTGCTGCTCTTCCGGCGTCGGGTCGGTATCGGGATCACGCTGGCCGTTGATCTTGCGGATCCGCGACACCAGTTCGTCACGGCCGGGCAGATCAGCCATCTCAACCACCAGGTCAAGCAGGTTCAGGGCAACGTCGGGGTTCATCTGCGCCAGGCGCGAAACGATGTCGAACAGCGAGTCGAACATCGCTTGCCGCAGGCTTGACTTGAAATCTTGCTCGGACACGACGTAATCCGCCTGGCTGGCCGTGATGTCGTTCAGCGTTTCGCCGGTCATCGGGTCAATCGCATTGATCTGGCTGTACTTGGCCGCGCCGCGGTCGCCGATGATGCGCACGACCTTGGGCATGGTGTAGAACTGCTCGACCATCGACAACTCCATCTCGCCAATCTGCTGCACGGCATAGCGAAGGTTGTCGAAGATTTCCGCCGTCACCACGCTACCCTGATCCTGGCGGGCGATGATCGCCTTGCCAGAGTCGGCATTGGTGTCGCGCCCCATGTTCTCAGCGGTCACGCCCGAGACATTGCGGATATGGTTCGCGTCCCTGTCCATGAGTTGCAACTGCTCTTCAGCCAGTTGCACGTCACGGTTGATCTTCAATTCAGTGCCGCGGCGCCGGGTGATGATGCCATCCGGCCGGGCAACCTCGGCGCGCAGATCCTCGATGTCCTCGACGGCGCCCTCTTCCATCTCGACCTGGTTGGTCGAGAGGATCCACAGGGCTTTCGAGGCGCGCTTGTTGAGGTCGTCCTGCGGGTCACGCACCTGGCGAATCACGCCATACGGGGCATTGTCCCGGCTGCGGCGATAGCACCAGATCGGCACAAACGGCAGCTTGCCGTGGCGGAACGGCGACGGGCCATCAAAGACCAGGCCGGCCGACGTGAAGATGGCGCAGCGAATCTCCATCTCCAGCTTGTCGAACAGGCTGGAACCACCGTTTGCCGCCATGAGGTGATCGGGGTTCTGGTCATCGAACAGGGCGCCAGCGAATTCGCCATCGGCAAACTTGCTCTTCATCACCGGCATTCGATACCAGCACTCGATCATCTTGACCCGCGGCCGGCGCGACCAGGCCAGCGCCGAATGGTCAATCGGCGAGAAGCGGCCAACGGATGCGGCAGAATAGTCCTGGCCGGGGGCGGTAACTCGCGCGCCCATGTACCAAATATCATCCTCGTCCTGGCTGGTGATCGACAGGCCATCGGTCACAGCCTGGCGGATTACCTCGGCACGATCGGAGAAATAGACCAGGGCAATATCTTCGTCCAGGTACTTCCAGCGGAACAGGTAGCGCGACTCGGACAGGTCGCGCGTCGGGTCATTCGAGTCGTAGAGGATGTTGCGCCACGACTCATTGCGCTCATACAGCAATTCCTCGGTCGGGTCGCCGCGGACGCCACATTCGAGCCAGCCCACGCCGGCGCGAACCGAATCAGCAAAAGCGTGCGACCGATGGAAGGGCGACTTGTTCGTGTCTTGCAGATACTTGAGCAGTTGCGTCTTGGCCTGGGCGCTGTCGTTGTCCGACTTCTCGCGGCCCAACACCTTGAAGTCAATGCGCGTGCGGCGCTCGGTGCCGATCAACCAATCGACGGTCGGCTTGACCTCGTTGAAGACCAGCGGCGCCTGGTTGCGGTCGAGCAATACCTGCGCGTCCTCGTCAGCCCATTGCAAACCATCGTAGTAGTCGCAATCCAGTTGCATCTGGTAGCGGTTCGCCGCTTGGCGCTGCCATTCCTGGTCGTACCACTCTTGCAGCTTGCGGAATCTCGCCTGCATCTCAGGCGTTTCCAGCGGGTGCAGTGAAGACAGGTCTTCGTCGCCCTCTTCCTCATTCACGCCACCAAAGCGGGTTTGGTCATCAAACGGGGATGAAGCGCGGTAGTTCTCAATGCTGCCCATGTCAATTCACCGCCGCGAGTTCTTCGAGACTCGGCGCCTCGACTTCGCTATGGTGGATGGTTTCGCCATCCAGCTTGATCGTCATCTCGCCCACCGAGTCCGACTGCTGCTTGGTCATACCCGTTGGCTCGGGCGGCATCTCGACCAGATCCGGCAACGAGTCGAGGATCACGTCGGCAATCTTGCGGATAGCGAAGGTGTCGGTCGCCAGGAAACCAAGCTGCACCGCAGCCGCGGCACACTGGCGAATCAGATAAGGCGTCGGCCCGCCGCTGATCGAGTCGGCGTACTTGAATGCGGACGAAAGGCCCAGGACATAGGCGCCGCCCTGCGCGAAGGCATTGGTCTTGGCCGGGAACAAAATCATTGCCGGCTCTTCATTGACCCACTGGAAGGAAACGCCAATGTCGCCATGCCGGCGCACCTTCCACGCTTTTTCACCACCGACCATGACCGGCATAGACAGAACCCCAACTCACACGATTGAGCGGGATTCTGGACTGCCAGCCAGTATTTCAATCACTCATGCGGAGCGCCAGCTACCAGTCGTCGGGCGCCGGCCATTGTTCGACCTCGGCTTGACCCGCGCAAAGCGTTTCATCATCACCCCGTAGCGCACGGCACAGATCAGGTCGTCCATTTCCTTGACGATCTTCCCGTCCTTGCGGTGATAGAGGCGAAATTCCTCGAAGAACTCATCCAGGTGCGCGAACACCTTGAAGCGCCCGGTTTGCATCCGGTCGAGCATTTCCAGCACGCCAGCCTCGACACCGTTGCTACCATCCTCCCAGGTCGCGCGCTCGGGCAGCATGTTGAGGCCAGCATTGCGATACTGCTCGGCAAGCTCGATGCCGCTGCCCTTGTCGTGCTGCAAGCCGTCATGCGGCCAGGCGACCGGGATCCAGTCGCCCCAGGCTTTGACCGCGGGCGCAAAGAGAACGGGCGTTTGTTCCCTGGCCCGGTGTGAGCCAATGACATAGATGCAGTCGGCGTCACGATCCCAGGCCAGGCGGGCGCCGGCCGATGGGTGGTCATAACCGAAGTCGATGCCGACGATCTGCACCCAATGATCGGGAATCGGGAACGCAGCCACCTTGATTGCGTCCTCTTCGACCGGGAAGATCCGGCCAGAGCCAAGCGTCGGGATACCTTTGGCGCGCGCCTCGCGCTCATGCGCTGGATAACTGGCGATGATCTGCTCTCGTTCGGCGTCAGAGTAATGATCCACGTCGTAAATCGTCATGGACGTTACATGGCGCGACATCAGACCAACCTCCATTGCTGCCCAAGTCTGATTCTTTGCGCCTGCGCCGGGCTGATGCCGTAATCCTTGGCAATGGTTCGCTTGCCGCGCGTATCGACACGAATGAGCGCAACCTGTTCAGCAGTCAGCTTCGCGCGCCCATTCTGCTCTCCAGCGTTAACATCCTTGCGCCTTCCTTTGCTGCGCATGTCGGCCATGTTGTCGCCGTGACTGCCAATAACCAGATGATCCGGCCGGCAACATAAGCGGTTGTCGCACTTGTGCATTACGACAGTTCCATGATGCCCGGCCGCTTCTGGTATCGGCCCTACGGAAATCTCATAAGCCAGGCGATGCGCACGCACGCGACGACCGCGATACGAAAGCGACCCATAGCCTCGACTATCAACGGCGCCAGTCCATTGCCAGCAATCGCCGGAGCGATCGACGCTGGCCCAAAAATTATCTTCGTTGTTCATCTTCCAGCCCCCGGCATCAAGAACATTCGCACAACCTCGGACATGCCAAGCAAGGGAGTGAAAGTCATAATCGCAAACTGCCCGCGCTGCCCGCGGTTTGTTCGCGTCAGTCCCTCGGTGTAAATATCGAGCGGGCATTCCTCGTCAAACCAAACCCCGTCGATGGTCGGCCCCTGCCACTTCTCGCGGCCCTTTTCGTATGACTTGAAGTTCAGAATGGATATTCCGGCCTGGACATCGCCGCCTCCGCCCCATCGAATCGTCGCGTTATCAAGAAGGTTTGGCGTTCCCATTGCACGATTCCAGGCGACGAGCGCATTCTTCGGGATCATTCCGGTTCCCCACGCCTCCTCAATGGTCGGCGGGCCAATCAATACGCGCTGCGGATTGTCCCGCGTACCTTCGTTGGTCACGCCAGACGCCCACATCGTTACCGGCTTGTCGAACACCGCGCCGTTCCACCATGACGGATATCGCCCGGTCAAATGAAAGGCCCACTCGGCACCGCCAGCAATGGTCTTGCCAAGCTGGTTGCCGGCAATGAACAGGCGTTCGCTGTGCGTTTTCCCGGCATTGTGAAAATCAACCTGCTTCTGATACGGCCGATAATCAAGCAGCTTTTCACTCGCCAGCAGTTTTGATACCTCAGCCAGTGCAGCATGGTGGGCGCCCGCAGGAATCAGCGCCAGGATTTCGTCTATCTCGTCCATCAGCCTTTGATTACCTCGCCTTCAATGGTTTTCTCGCCGTTGATCCGCTTCAATCGCTCGGCAATCTGCCTCACCAGGTCACGCGGCAGATGGTCAAACAGTCCGCCCTTCTGCTCGTTGTCCTTTTCATAGGCGCCCTTGTGCTTCGCCATCATGTCGAGCGCCGCGGTCTTCGGCCAAAACTTGTATTCGATCGTGCCATCCACGTCGAACTTGAACGAGGCAACGGCCGCGGCAGTCTCGGCATCCAGTTCGTGCGGCATCTTCATTCGGCCGTCCGGGTGCATGATGTTGCGGGCATCGACCGTCGCCAGGCGCGTCACTTCTTGCGCCCACCGTTCGATGGTCATGTCGGTCTTCTGCTCGACCGCGGCGCGAAGCTGCTCGATCCTTATACGAATCTTATGCTCACCAGCTAACTTGCAAGCCGCGACGTTGATCGTTTCTGGCTTTGCCTTGCTGTTCGGATACGCAAGCCGATACGCCGCGGAAGCGTTGCCGCTCTTCGCGTACTCCAGGCAGAAAGTCTCCTGGGCTTCTGTCAGGCCAGCGACCAGCTTGCTCATTCCATCAACACCTCTTGAACGATGATGCCGTGCAACCACAGCATCAGCTTGCGCTTGATGATGAACTCGCGCGTCTTGGTCGGCGCGCTCTTCACGTCCTCGACAATCGGCTGGCCGTCACGGATGTAGCGGAAGTCGGCAACGTACTTCACCGGGCGCTCCTTCTTGCCACCGATGTTCTGCCCTGGGATCAACTCGTACTCGGGCTGCACCTCCAGGGCTTCAATCTCCCCGGCCTGCTCCATTGCCTTGAGTTGCAGGAACCGCTTGCCTTCCGCCTTCGAGTCGAACATCAGGCCCATGATCTCAACCCGCTGCGCGCCGTAGAGGTTCTTCTTGCCCGACTTCTTCGCCACCTTGACCGGCGCCCCCGGCTTGCGCACTGCCACCATGTCCAGGCGGGCGCGCATCCGGGCGTTCATCTCGGCCTGCTTGGCCTGGTATTCCTCGGGCGTCATGCGGATCATCGCCGCCCCCCGCAGCAGAAGACCATGTGCAGCGTCGTGAAGTCTGGCGCCGTTTCCTGTTCGCGGATCTGATACACCGTCGCCGAGTACGCCTCGCCGCTTTGCCGGGTGTAACGCTGGCTACGCACACCAGGGACAACCTCGATCATGCGGTAGCGGTTCAGCCAACTGACGGCCGCGCGCACCGGGTATTCCTCGACGCCCATGTGCCGAGCAATTTCCATGGTGGTGAAATGCTGGCGCCCTTCAGTGGCGACCAGCGCCCTGGCGGCTGACAAGACGCTTTCCGTGGTCACTGCTGTTTCTTTCATACGCCAGACTCCTGGATGTCGTGGTGATGCAGCACTGGTAACGGGTGCGAAACGCCAATCACCCACAGCTTTTGGGATTCGAGGAATGCCTGGTCGGTTTGCCGCGGGCATCCGTTGCAGAATTTGTCGAGCGCCCGCCGGTCAAAACGGCACAGGCGCGCAATGTCGTAGTCCTGGCAACCGTAGCGGGTCATGTCGTCAGCGCCTTGATCGTGGTCGCCAGCATGTCCAGTTCGTCCAGCTTGCGGATCCGCATGAATGACTTGTTGCCGTGGATCCCGTTCGGCCCGGTGTGGCATTCAGGACAAAGCGGAATGGTCAGGTAGGCGCTGGCGCGCTGGCTCATCCCCTGGCCTTCGCGGACATGATGGACATGCACCCCATGCGCGCCACAGCAGGCACACGGCAGCGCAGCCACCTTGCCCATGTGATCGCGCTCGGCTTGACTCACCTGGCTACCCATATCGACTTAGGTGAGCAATGGCACGTCACCGACTTCTGCGCGCCGTACCCCATGCGCTTGATGATGCTGGCGCGAACAGCGCGCGAGACAACGGATCCCCAGGCGCGGTTATCTGGCGGCGGCGGCAATCCCTCGGACTCAGCCGATGCGCGAATGTCCTCGGCCATGAACGCACGCCCCCGGTTAGCGGCAACGTAATCAACCAGGAAACCATGGGCGCGATCAGACCAACCCTCTTCAACACGGTCGGCATGGTCGGCGGCACGCTGCATTCCGACATCGCGCAGCACGCGGGAAACGCTCACCTCCGGGGAAATCAAATCGAGTTGCATCATTCCTCCACCATCAATTCCGCCATCGACAAAATCTGGTCTTCCGTCAGGGACGGCCAGTAGCGTTCCGCGATCGTCCTGCTGATGCCGCGCGCCGCCGCATTGAATTCGCCTTCGTCCATGCTCTCGAACGACAGGCTGCGCGGGATGAACTGAATCACCATCCCGTAGCCGGGGACGTTGATACCGATTTCGTCGCAAGCCACCTTGCCCTCGATCTGCAATCGCTTGATGATCCGGTGGGCATCGAGGCCGGCGAATGCTTCGATGTTGGCGGCACACAAGCGGCCAAGCTGATGCACCAGGCGGTTGAACTTTGGATTGCGCGGCTTAGTCAGGTCAGCCGCCAA